CATTGTAGAAACATAATTAGTATTTACTCAAGTTTTCTATTCAGAGTGCCGCCAACTAGAAACTATGGAGTATTAGAAAATGATCCTAGTTTAGAATCATTCTTAAATGATACAGATTTAGATGGACAGAATTTTAATGCCTTTATGAAGAATGCACAGACTTATTCAGGTGTGTATGGCAATGTGTGGATATTTGTAGATAAGCCAGAAAGTAATGCACAAACAAGAGCAGAAGAACTTAGTCAAGATATTAGACCTTATCTGACAATGATTACTCCAGACAATGTGATGGACTGGAACTATGTTCGGGCGGCTAGTGGTCGATATGTGTTGGATTACATCAAGGTACGAGAAGAAGTAACATCAGATGGTTCATATTACAGAATGTGGACACCGAATGACATTTCTTATGTGTTTGTTCCAGAAAGAGGGAAGCCGAAAACACTAGAGGTAAAACCAAATCAGATTGGTAAAATACCAGCTATTTGTTTATACAATAAAAGATCGCCAAGACTGGGTGTAGGAATTAGTGATCTGACAGATGTTGCATTTTTGCAACAGTCTATTTACAACGAATTATCTGAGATGGAACAGCTAATCAGATTATCAAATCACCCTAGCTTAGTTAAAACTCAAGGAGTTGAGGCTAGTGCTGGTGCAGGTGCGATCATATCAATGCCAGATGATTTAGATAGTGGGCTGAAACCTTTTCTATTACAGCCAAGCGGATCAAACTTGAGTGAGATCAGATCATCCATTGAGCAAAAGATTGAGATGATAGACAGAGCAACTCACATGTCTGGTGTAAGACAAACTAAAACTCAAGTACAATCAGGGATTGCATTACAGACTGAGTTTGAAAATCTCAATTCTACATTGAGTGAGAAGGCTGATTTACTTGAGAATGCAGAAGAACAAATCTGGTCTTTATGGGCTATGTGGCAAGGTAAGTCATTTGATGGTGAGATTGATTATCCAGACAGCTTCAACCTAAGAGATTATGCTTCTGATCTTGCTTTCTTACAACAAGCAAAAGCAAGCGGTGTTAGATCAAGCACATTCCAAAAAGAGATTGATAAACAGATTGTGGGTGCGGTCATAGATGATGATGCAATAATCAGCACGATCAATGATGAGATCACAGCACAATCAGAAGTAGGAGTATTTGAAACAGCACAAACAGAAGCAGAAGTAGCTGAAGAAGATGCCGAGTAAGATTGATCTGTCAGAAGATAGCAAGGTTAGTTTACCAGCAAAAAACCTAATCAGTATAATTGGTGCAATATTAATTGGTGCTTGGTTTGGATTCGGGGTTATTGAAAGATTAAATATAATAGAAACTGAACTTCAGTTAATGCAACAAGACTTACTTGAGGCATCAACTCAAAAGCCTATCGACCAAGAACAGTTTATGTTGTTAGAGTTTCTTTCAAAAGAACAAGACAAGTTAAAAGAAAAGATAGAAGAAGAAGTACCAAACATAAAAAAGAACGATATGACTATTCAGTTTCACGAAGAAAGAATTATTGATCTTGAAGAAAAGAATGGAACTCACTGATGATTGAAATTGTATTTGCAATGATGACAATACTTGATGGAGATAGGTTACTCGAATATGTACCAACGAAAGGTATGTCTGATTGTTTGGCTCAAAAAAGAGTAGTTATGAGGCAAATTGGTGAGGATCAAGAGGGTATTTATATTCAATGCAAAGAGGTAAAGGCAGAACTTGAGGAAGATATGGGAAGGTTACGCATTAAAAGAATTATCGAATGATGTGTAAACATTGTGAGCATTCATGCCATTGCAATCATAAGTGTACTGTTTGCGAGTGTTTGAATTGTGAACATAACGCATTAGATGATTTTTGGAAAAGATTAGATGAGAAAGAGCAAGACATATTCAGCCCATGTTGCTGTTCATAAGGGAACTTCTATTGGTCGTAATCCAATAACAAGTACAATGAACAAAAAGAAAAAGGCTAGTTTTAAAAAGTACAGAGGGCAAGGTAAAAGAAGATAATGGATAAGATTGAGAAACTAGCACAGTTAAGAGAAAACCTTGTTGATGATATTGAGTTAAGACATAACAACAGACTTAATATTGCATTAGAAAATTTAGAAAAAGATGTTGTAGATATTGCAAACGAATTACCACAAAGACAAGGTAAATTATTTGAAGCAAGACTAGCGGTAGAGATAAGACCCAAACTAAAACAAGCCATAGATAAACACTATGTATTATGGGCTGACAATACTGTTAGAGAATACGATAAAGTTGCAAAGTTAGTCGTTGCAAACATGAAAAATTTACCAATCCCAGCTAAGTTCAAAACACTTACTGAGATTGATATTCAAACGATCACTAATCTTAAAAGATTAAAATTTACTGGTTTTCTAGATATTGCAACTGAGACTACTAATGCACTTGCTGATAATGTTTACTCCTCGACAATCGCTGGCAAATCATTTAATGATATGCAAAAGGAATTACAGCAAAGAATAAACGGAGTTTATATTAAAGCTGATGTAGATGAAATAGACGAGTTAGTGGAATTTGTAGCAACAACAACAGATGAAGTCGCAAGAAAAAAAGCAATAGATAGATTGCATACTTTTTATGGTGCTGATCGTACTGGTGAGAATATGAGAAGATACTCAAAACAGTTAGCACACGACAGTTTAATGGAGTTTGACGGACAGTTTACAAAAGCGAAAGCGGCTGAAGCTGGTCTGACTCATTACCTTTATTACGGAGACTTAATTGGCGATAGTAGAAAATTTTGTCAAGATACTAGAGGTAAAATATTCTCTGAGCAAGAAGCTCAAGAAGAATGGGGATCAAAACCGTGGCAAGGTAAATCAGGTAGTGATCCTTTTATAAATCGTGGTGGTTATAATTGCCGACACCACTTTCAACCAACTGATCCTAGTTGGTATAATGATGATGGCGATTTAATAATATAGGAGAAATCTACTATGGCTGACGAGCAAAAAACGGAGATTGAGAATACTGAATCTCTAGAAACAAAACAGGAAGTCGAACAACAAGAACCAATGATTGCACAAAGCGAATTGGATAAGATAATTGAAAAGCGACTTGCGAGGGAAAGAGCTAAGATTGAAAAGAAATTCAATGGCATAGACCCAGACGAAGCACGAAAACTCTTAGAGGAAAAAGAAGCGAAAGAGTTAGATATGCAAAAACAACGAGGTGAATTTGATAAGGTATTAAAAGAAACAGTATCTAAAAAAGATGCAGTTATTTCACAGTACCAAGCCGAGTTGCAGAAAGTACGAATTGATGATGCACTGATTAAAGTAGCAAGTGACCAACAAGCTATCAAACCAGAGCAAGTAGTCAATTTGTTGAAAAACAGAGTCCAACTTGGTGACGATGGTAAACCTGAAATCATTGGTGATAACAATACTCCAATGTATAACGATAAAGGAGAACCATTAAGTATCAAAGAATATGTTGGACAGTTTTTAGATGACAACCCTCATTTTAAAATAGCATCACCGAGTGGTGCTGGAAGTAAATCGAGTGTTGGCGGTGATACACCAAAACCTTTAAACTTGGCGGAACTAAACATGAATAATCCTGAAGATAAAGCTAAATATATGGAATATCGTAAGGAGAAATTCAAAAATTATTAATAACAATTAAACCATATAGGAGAAAATTATGGCTGACGAAACAACAACATCGACATTAGATGATTTGATCTCCCCATTGGTTGCGGAGGCTCTATTTGTAGCTTCTGAGCGATCAATAATGAGAGGTCTTGTAAGAAATTACACAATGCCTAATAATTCAGGCAAGGTACTACAAGTGCCAATTTACCCAACTGTATCGGCTGCGGCTGTTGCAGAAGCAACTGACCTAAGCAATACTGCAATCTCAACTTCCAAAAAAGATTTGACTGTATCAGAAGTAGGAATTATGGCTACGGTTACTGATCTTTCTAGGAATGTATCTGAGTCAGATGTAGTAAGAGACTTAGGAAAATTGTTTGGTGAAGCAATTGCAAAGAAAATTGATTTAGACTTAACTGCACTATTTGGTGGGTTTTCAACTACTGTTGGATCAAACTCAACAGTAATGTCTGCATCGCTAATTTTCCAAGCAGTAGCAAAACTAAGAGCGGCTGGTGTGCCAGGTGATGACCTCGCTTGTGTTATACACCCACAAGTTGCATTTGACTTGAAATCTGGCTTAACAAACACATTTGCTAACCCAAATCCAGGAGTTGGTAATGAAGCGTTAAGATCAGGCTTTGTAGGTCAGATTGCTGGTGTTGATGTATATGAAACATCAAACATAGCTGACGCATCTGGTAATGAGCCAGGGACAACTGGTGATTATAAAGGTGCAGTTTTCCACAGAGACGCACTAGGTTTAGCAATGATGCAAGACCTTAAAATCGAACAACAAAGAGATGCCTCAATCAGAGGTACTGAGTTAGTTGCAACAGCAGTTTATGGTGTTGGTGAACTAATCGATGGACATGGTTGTGAGATCGAAGCTGATTCTTCAATCCAGTAATCTTACTAGATTTTAGATCAACAACAGGGGGGAGAGTTCCTTTCCTCTCCCCTCTAACTTTTTAACAGGAATTTTATTATGGCATTTGCAACAAGATCAGATTTAATAGTATATCAGCCAGATATAGGCGATATGGGTTTATCGACAAGCGAACAAGACGCATTTGTAACTCAAGCGATTGCAGATGTGCAAAGAGATATTAGAAACAAATGGTGGTCTGTGTATCACAGTAACCAATCAAGAAACAGAAGCTATGCTGGTGGCATAGAGATTAATTTAACTTTACTTACAGACTCACAATGGACAAGAGCAACAGTTTATAGAACACTTGGGTATTACATATGCCCAGCATTGACTAAATTTAATTCAGAAGGAGACGAAGATCGTTTCCAACAAATGGGTACTTACTATCGTACAGCTTATGAAGATGAGTTTTCAGATATTCTTAGAGATGGCATTGAGTATGATGCTGACAATGATAGTTCAATAGCTGATGCCGAGAAGGTTGCAATACATCAACTTAGACTGGTGAGATAGTGGTACAAATAAACCTTAATATTGAGGTATCTGCGGCTAAAGGTGCTTTGGGTTTACTTAAAAGAAAAATACCAAGTGCAACAGCTAAAGGCATTGCAAAAGCTGGAATGTTTTTACAAAATGCTATAAAAGATAGAACAAGAAAAGGAACAGATTTTAAAGGTCGTAAATTTAGACCTTACTCAGCTAAGTATGCAAAACAGAGAGCAAAAGAAGGTAGAACATTAACACCAAATTTATTTAGAAGCGGTCAGATGTTAGGTAACATGACTTTCAAAAGATTGACAAAAACAAAAGGTCAAATATTTTTTCCTAATAGACAACAGAACATAAAAGCATTTTTCAATGACAGTCAAGGAGTAGGGCGAGATAAAGTCAAAAGAGAATTTTTTTCTGTTGGTGCGAAAGAGGAAGCAAAAGCTGTTAAAATATTTACTGATACGTTGATGAGAGATTTAAGATTATGAGTGAAAGAGAAGATATAGCGGCACATATTGTTTCAACCTTATCTGCGGTTAGCAGTCCGATAACATTTGGTAAAGTAGAACGCAATCCGTTTGATGCAGAAGAACTTTCACAGCAACAATTCCCAGCAGTATTTGTACAAACTGCTGACGAGACAAGAGAAGATATTACAATCAAGAATACTGGCATAACACGACAAGGTACGATTGATTTTAGAGTATTTGGTTTTGTGACTAATGGTAGTGCAACGACAACTAATATTGATACAAAAAGAAATCAATTAGTGACAACAGTTGAAACTGCTTTAGATAGTGATAGAACCAGAGGCGGAAACGCACTTGATACCCAAGTGGTTTCTGTCGAAACTGACGAGGGTAGTATATTTCCGTATGGCGGAGTTATTATTACCATAAGATGCTTGTATTCATTTACAAGTGGAACACCATAGGAGAGTTTATGGAAAAAGTTTATTTGATAAAAAATGGAGTAGTAGTTCACACTTCAAATCCAAATTTATTTCTAGCCGATGGTTGGACACATAAGCATAACAATCCAGAAGCTAAAAAACCAGTAGGGAGGAAATATGGCAAAAAGAAAAAAACTACAAAATAAAGAAGGCGATATCGTTGAGGTTTGGGAAGAACAGATAGCAGATCTCAAAGAAGCTGGTTGGAAAGACCCAGCAGAAAAAAAGTCTAAACCAAAACCAAAATCATTTAACACAGACGAAGGAGAAGAATAATGGCAGTACATACAGGATCGGCTGGTCTAATCAAAATAGGTGCTAACACTGTTGCAGAAGTAACAGCTTTCACTTTAGAAACGACAGCAGATGTAATTGAGTCTACTCAATTAACTGACACTAGCAAAACATTTGAAGTAAGCAGAAAAAGTGGAACTGTTACTGTTGAATGTGCTTTTGACGAAACAGACAGTAATGGTCAAATACTATTACAAGAAGCAACAGGACTAACTCTATTACTACACCCTGAAGGTGCAGACAGTGGAGATTTTCTATTTACAGTACCAGTTATCGTAACTAGTAACTCAGTTTCCGTTACTATGGACGATTTGATTAGATTGTCTATTTCATGTCAGATCAATGGTGCTATAACTAGAAGCACAGTATAATTTGACAAAAATTACAAAATAACTTAAAGGTTAGAGTATGGGCGAAGCGATCAACAAAGTTAAAGATCATTTTAACAATTACAAAACTCGAAAAATAATTGTTCCTGAGTGGGATAATTTAGAAATATTTGTTGAGCCTATTACCTTAGAGCAAAAGAAAAAGATTTTAGATAAAACAAAGAAAGACGAAGTTGAAGCTCTTGTCTATGCTCTAATCTGGTTAGCAAAAGATGGTGAAGGTAATCCTCATTTTACATTAGAAGATAAATTTGCTTTGATGAAAAAATCTGATCCAGATGTGGTCGCTAGGGTTGCTGGTGATTGCATGACAGTACCATCTTACGAAGAAGCTAAAAAAAAATAGCTGACGACACAGAATTACAATCATACTTTGATCTTGCCGATTATTTAAAGATACCAGTCTTTGAAGTATTAAAAATGACTTACGAGGAGTTTTTGATGTGGATTGCATATCTTGACGATAAAGCAAAGAAAGAAAGAATTGAAAGAAACAAAGCACAAAACCAAGCAAAAATGCGTAGGAGATAAATGACCAAAAAAGTTGCTATAGATATAGTCGCAAGAGATAAGACCAAAGCCGCCTTAAATGGTGTGAACAAAGGTTTAAGTAAACTCAAAGGACAAGTATTTAATTTAAGAAATGCTTTTGCTGGATTAGGTTTAGCTTTAGTTGGTAGAGAGTTTTTAAATACATCAAGATCAGTTGAACAACTTAGAGTAAGATTTAAGTTTCTATTTGGATCGGCTCAAGAAGGTGCAAAGGCATTTGATAACTTAACAACCTTTGCTGCAAAAGTTCCATTCAGCTTAGAAGAAATCGCTGGTGCATCAGGATCACTAGCGGTAGTTGCAAAAGACGCAGAAGATTTAAATAGAGTTTTAGAAATAACTGGTAATGTTGCGGCTGTTACTGGATTGGATTTTAGAACAACAGCAGAACAGATACAAAGATCATTTGCTGGTGGTATAGGAGCGGCTGACTTATTTAGAGAAAGAGGTGTAAGGGCTTTATTAGGATTTCAAGCTGGTGCAAAAGTATCAATAGAAGAAACAGTTGAAGCATTTGAGAGAGATTTCTCAGGTGATGGTAGATTTGGAAAAGCAACCCTTTCGTTAGCACAAACTTTTGACGGAACATTGTCTATGCTTGGAGATAAATTCTTCAAGTTTAAACTTGCTGTAATGGACTCAGATCCATTTGACTTCTTAAAAGTTGCATTTTCACAAATTGATAAATTTATAGAAAGCAATTTTAACTCAATCGAGGAATTTGCAATGGTTGTAGGAGGCAACATTGTTAAAATTGCAAAACAAATGATATTATTCGGTGCGGCTTCAGCAGACTTACTAGCACCTATATTTAGGGAAGTAAAAGCATCAGTTACAAATTTAATTAAAATATTTAACTCTTTACCAGCAGTTGCACAATCTTTAGGTCTTATTGGATTATTATTTTTAGGAAGAAAAGGTCTTGCTGGTATTATAGCTTTAGATTTTGCTCTTAGAAAAATTGGTCAATTCACTGGATTAAGTGATGTATTTAAAGATGCAACAAAAGATATTCGAGGATTTAACAAAGAGGCTATTGAGTTAGATGAAATACTTGCAAAACCTTTAGACGAGAGATCATTCTTAGAACAGGCAAAAGTTGTTATAGCCGACTTAGAAGGGCAGATGCGAGAGGCTAGAAAAAATTCTGAAGATTTAGACAATATTATTTCTGATCTTGGTAAAACTTCGAAAACATTTAGTGAAAGACTAGGTGATGTAAACAAAAGACTTAAAAGCACATTTAAAGATGCTATAACTTCAGCGGATAAAGCAGTCAAATCTTTCACAGATGCAATCGCAAGAGCAATCGTCACTGGTCAATCTATGGGTGATGTTTTTAAAAATGTTGGTATTCAAATATTGACATTCTTTATTTCAGCTATTTTAGAGGCTGTTATTATGGCATTGTTCTTACGAGATATTCTAGATGCCATCGAGGAAAGATTAGGGAAGCAAGAAAGTGCATCTGATAAGGCTTCAAAATCATTAAGAAGTCTAGCGAGATCAACTGCTTTAGCTGGAGCGAGTCAGGCATTATTTGGGCAACAAACTGCTAATGCAAACAGACAACTTGAAAGACAAAACCAATTACAAGGTGCTCAAGCTGGTGCGGCTGTAGGGAGTATTTTTGGTCCAGTTGGAACAATTATTGGTGGTATTTTAGGTGGTGGTTTATTTGCAGATGGAGGCAGACCACCAATAGGCAAGGCATCTATTGTTGGTGAAAAAGGTGCTGAAGTATTTGTTCCTGATTCTGCTGGAACTATCATTCCAAATAATGAGCTAGGTGGAGTGACGAATGTTACTTTTAACATTAATACAGTAGATCAAAGAGGATTTGCTGAATTGCTTGATGGTCGTAGAGGACAGATAATAAACATGGTAAACACAGCCCTAAATAATAAAGGAAGGACAGCCTTAGTATGAGTGGAACATTTCCTACAAGCCCAGTTGCGGCTAGTGTTATGATTACTAATAACCAAACAACATTAGTATCAACTGCAATCAGTGGTCGGAGACAGGCTAGACAGCTACAAAACCAAAGATGGGGAATGAGAGTTGCTTTCCCAGCAATGACAAGAGCCGATTTCAACCCTATATTTGCATTTATTACTCAACAAAGAGGTAGGAAAGAAAGTTTTCAATACACACCGCCTATATTTGATGACACATTAGGAACTGAAACTGGTTCAGTATTGGTAAACGGATCGCACTCTGTTGGCGATACAACGATTGCTATGGATGCATTTGGTGCTGACGGATCAGGAAGATTTAAAGCTGGAGATTATATCAAATTTGGTGGGCATAATAAAGTTTACATGGTGGTTAGTGATGTGACTTCATCAAGCAATGCCGCAACAGTAACCATAGAGCCACCTTTAACAACAGCTTTATCAGATGATGATACTGTCGTGTATAATAGTGTTCCATTTACAGTTGCCTTGAAAAATGATATTCAACAGATACAACTACCCAATGATGCTAAGTTTAGATACGAAATGGATTTAATTGAGGTCTTATGACAAGAGGTTTACATTCTGATCTTAAAACGGAACTAGCAACCGATCATTTAGATCAAATATATTTAATACAATTATCTATTGGTGGGACAACTTATTACAGGACAACTGCTTATTTTGACGTTACTTACGACAGCAATACTTACTCAGCTAGTGGCGATGTTTTACAAGTACCAAGTGTAACAGAAAATAACTCGCTTTCTACTGCTCAAGTTAATTTAGTTCTAACTGGTGTCGATCAAACATTCTTTTCACTATTTTTAAATAATAATCATACGCATCAACCAGTCACAATATTTCGTGCTTATCTGAATGACTCTGGAGCATTAATAAATAACCCTTATACTTATTTTGTTGGATATATTTCAGGATATAATATCAACGAGACAACCACTTCAAGTAAATTAACAATTAATATTGCCAATCATTGGTCTAACTTTGAAATGAAAAAAGGTAGAAAAACAAATGATAATTCTCAACAAATATATTTCATTGGAGATAAGTTTTTTGAGTTTACAACAGCAGTAATAACTGATCTTGAGTGGGGTAAAACAACTGACCAGCAGTAATTTAGTAAAAGCAACAAATTCAGATATACCAGAGTTAATAGGTTTTCTAATTGGTATGCACGATGAAGCAGAAACTTTATATCCACCATACGATAAGTTTTTGATGAGTAAATTTATTAAACCAATAGTTGCAAACGAACTGTGTATATTATTGAAAAAAGATAAAAAAATTATTGGAGCAATAGGTGGTCAAGAAAGAAGATGGTGGTTTTCGCACAATAAATATTTAGGTGATGCTTTTTTTTTCATAGATAAGAATGAAAGGACTTATCAAAATGCAAGTGCTTTAGTTAAGAGTTTTTTAAACATAGCAAACAAGAAAATGATACCCTGTTTGTTGGGTACTTTAGATGGAAAAGATTTAGAGAGAAAAGCAAATTTTTATAGTAAATTAGGATTAAGACAAATAGGAAATGTTTTTGCAGATGGAGTTTAAATGGGTTCAATAGGAGATTTTATAGATGATGCAATCGATACTGTAACTGGTGTCGTTGATGATGTTGTTGATGCAGTTGGTGATGTAATTGGTGAAGTAATAGATTTTGCTGGTGATGTTGTTGAAGAAGTTGTTTCATGGATTATACCTGAAGTTCCAGAACTTCCAGAAATGAATTTGCCAGATGCGGAAGCTGGTGCTTTAGGCACACAGGGATTGCTCTTAAATAAAAGAGCAAGTGATACATCATTGCCATTAATTTATGGGACAAGAAGAATTGGAGGTAATATAGTTTTTATAGCGACTTCACCTGATAATCAATTTTTATATCTTATTATGGCTTTATGTGAAGGTCAGGTTGCTCGATTTACAGAATTATACATTGACGATGAACTCTATGCTACATTTACTGGATCAGACTCAACATTCGGAACAAAAACACTCATAGAAAGTTTGTCGTCTGGAGGTTCGAGTACACTTGTACCATCAAACACATCAAATCTTTCTATTGAAACCTCTCACCCAGCCCATGTAGCAACAGAAGAAATTGACGGAGTAGAGACTAACCATTATTTGACCAATTTTACTTTTTTTAATGGCACTGATGACGGACATTATTATGGAATACAAAATACTTCTTTTGCAGAATTGAGTGATTTAGGTTGGGATGCTTCACATTTAGGTCAAGGAATATGTCATGCCGCTTTTAGGTTTAAATATAATTCTAATGCTTTTAATGGAATACCTAAAATTAATTTTGTAATTAGAGGAAAACTAATTAATACAAATTTAAGCGGGTCAACTTATGCTTTTTCTTCAAACCCAGCATATATTTTATATGATTATTTAACAGGAACAAGATATGGAAAAGGTTTATCCTCTAGCGATATTGATACTGCTAGTTTTACTACTGCTGCAGGTGTTTGTAACACATCAGTAACACCATTTAGTGGTGCTAGTTCCCAGTCTTTATTTGAAACTCATGCCGCACTTGGGAGCAATACAAAAATATTAAATAATGTTCAATTTTTGCTATCAAGTTTTCGAGGGTTTTTTACATACTCAGGAGGCAAGTACACAGTAAAGGTAGAAGGCACTGGTTCATCAGCAATGACAATTACTGAAGATATGATTATTTCTAGTATTCAAGTCATAGGTGAAAACAAAAATGAAAAATACAACAGAGTCATAGCAAGTTTTCCTGATGAGGATAATAATTATCAAACGATGGAAGCTATTTATCCTCCTGTTGATGAAACAAATGTAGCAAGTGATTTTAAATATTCAACTCTACTATCATCAGACAATAACCAAGAGTTACATTTTAATATTAATTTACCTTCAACAACCAATTTTTATCAAGCAGAAGATTTAGCAGAGTTAGTTTTAAAAAGATCAAGGACTGGTTTAAGAATACAATTTGTTGCAACATCAGAGGCTCAAGAATTAACAGTTGGAGATATATTTGCAATAACTCATACTGGCATGGGATTTAGTGCAAAAAATTTTTTAGTAACTAAAGTTTCTTTATCCGTTGCTGGAACTGTAGCGATAAGTGCGGTTGAGTATGTAGCAAGTGTTTATACTTATAATACAAAAATACAACAAAGCGATGCCCCAACAACATTTCTACCTAATCCAAAAGTGGTCAATGCACCAACGATAACATCAGTTACAGATGAATTAGTAAATGTTACAGAAGGAAATATTAATGTTATAATGACTGTCACATTGAGAGGTACACCAGATTTTTTTGTTGATAAATTTGAAGTTGTTTATAAAAAATCAACAGATAGTATTTATAAAACTTCTGGAATATCAAGTGCCACTGTAAGACAGATTGCAGTTGAGAGTGGAGCAACTTATAATGTTAGAGCAAGATCAATTAACTCTTTAGGTTATAAATCTAGTTTTGTTACTGAAGATCATTTTGTCGTGGGTGCTAGTGACCCACCAGCTGATGTCAGTAATCTTTCAATAGATTTTCAAGATCAAGTTGCTGTCTTAGAATGGACACCAAGTACAGATTTAGATTTAAGCCATTATTTTATTAGATATACACCAGTAACTTCAAGTGCTAATTATATTAATACAACATTGTTAGTTGATAAGATAAGCCCACCAGCTAATTCAGTTATCGTACCAGCTAAAGCTGGAACTTACTTTATAAAAGCAGTTGATTTATTAGGACATGAATCAGTTACAGCAAGTTCAGTGATTGGAACAGTAAGCACATTTGCTGGTCAAAACTTACAACTTACTTTGACGGAGGAAACATCATTTGCTGGAACTAAAACTGATGTAGTAGTATCAGATGGTGCATTGTTTTTACAAGGACAAGAAAATACAAATTTTGACAGTGTTAGTGGTGATTTTGACGATCAAGGAGGTTTTTTTGATGAATTAGATGGGTTTGAAACGTCAGGTAATTATTTATTTGCAAATCAATTTTCTTTGGGGGCTAAATATCAAGGTAGGGTATCTTCTTTTTTAAATGTTGATATGATCGACAGAGTTTCTAGTTTTGATGATGCTGGAGGTTTATTTGACTCTGCTCAAGGAAATTTTGATGATGCCAGTGCCGCACCTCAAATGGATGCAAAATTATTAATATCAACATCTGATGACAACAGCACTTACACAAGCTTTACACCTTTTCAAGATGGTAATTATGAGTTTAGATTTGCAAAATTTAAACTTGAATTAACATCAGCAGTTGGTCATCAATCACCAAAAGTAAATAATTGCCAAGTAAAATTATTTATGATGGAACGAACAGACAGACAACAAAATATTGTATCAGGAACAAG